TACAAAATTACCTTGCCACTTATCCCCTTTATTTAATTCTAAAACGTGATGATGTTTATGCTCCTCACTTATTTCACTATAGGTAATGTTTAATAAATTTATATCAGGCTGAGCATAATCAATACTAAATAAATAGTTAGCTCTATGTAATATATCATCACGATCTATAAATTTACACTGTGATGTAGCTAAAGCATTGTACTCAATAACATTAGCAAAATAAGATAAGCAATCCCAATACACAACTTGTTTTAACTCTAAATCAATTACATCTTTTCTATTGTATTTATCAGAAAAAAAAGCTGTGATTGGTAGCCTTGCATAGTTGGCACCATTGGGTAGCATAATATCAAACAATGGAGTTCTACCTTCTAATGTTGTTATGGAATGAATAAGACATAGCTCTTCTTCGCCAATGTGTTTTTCTTTATTGTATAAATATTCTAGTCTAACTTTGGCTTTCCAAACAGGAATGTTGTGATTAAGAAACGACATCAATAACCTAATTCATTATAGTTATTTTCTTTATGTTTTTCTTTTTTTAATTCAAGATTTAGAGCTTGCACCTCTTCATTCAAACGATCTATTTCTTTTTTTAATGCAAGGATTTTTTCCTCATACATTTTGCAAACAATCTCAACTGTCAGTTTCTGATCAATCATACTCCGCACATCCCTTCGCATTCATTGTTAAACATATCAAGTTGATCTGTTTTAATATCAAAATTTACCTCATCTAAAGGAATACATTTTCTGTGTAGATAAAGATGATCATTAATTTTTCTTGATCCTGTTCTAATTTTTTTATCAAACTCAACAGCATCTTTAAATTCTTCTGGTCTATTGTGTTTCATAAAATACCAGTACTTATCATCATGGAATGGACAACATATACAAGCTGATTTTTCAGGTAATGGATAAGCATTATCACTCATCCATTTAAGACAATCAGATCTGTTCATCTTTAAATCAATTAATGGATATACATTATTAATGTACTTATCTTTAGCTGGTTTCATTCTACTAATCTCATCCATAGATATTCCTATCCACTGATCTACAATTTTATCTTTAGGAAAATGTTTTCCTTTTTTTATATTACAAAGTTCTCTAATCTTTTTTCTTATTGGTTGTATCTTATAATCGTTAGTACATTGACGCATTAACATTCCTTTCTTTCCTGTTTCTGCATTTTTTGTAAAGAATGGAGGTGTTGGAGATCTTGTTCCATTATGAATAGATCTGATCACATCATTTTTAATATTACCTTTCATAACTGTATAAACTGGAAATAGTAATTGAGTTTTAATCCATTCTAAATATTCATAAACTTTTTTTGGCTCATATCCTGTATCAGCAAAGATAGCACAATCTACTTTTGGCAGTACACCTTTAGCTGACATCAATGCCATGGTAGATGATTGCACACCTACGCCTAAAGATATTACTGTTAAAATTTTTGATCGTTCCATTAATTTTCAATTTTTCTAATTGATTTAACAACACCTTTTGGAATGCAAACACAATCCCCAAAATCTAATGTGTTATCAGAATTAAAACTGTATGTGGCAAAGGTTTTTATCCAATGATCATTATCCTCATACAAATAACCAATGGTTGTGCATACTGCAGGAACTAAATTTTTAAATTCATCCTCACTATTCCATGCTTCATCACAACCATCAGAACTTATATCTAACCATTCAATAATTACTTTATCATAATTTATATTTTTCATAATATGCATTATAAAAATCGTTTGGTTTAACTAATCCATTTGTTTTATTTATAATTGTTTTCATAATTCTAGGATGAGGAAGTCTCTCAGATTTTAAATATCTAATTACAGATACAATAGGATTTTTACCTGACAATCCTATGAGCTTGGCTAAATCTTTATTTGTTAATTTATTTTTTTCTTTGTACTCTTGTAGTGTCATTTATTTCCTTTCCAAAGCAATCCCATTTTTTATGGTATGCAGCTAACAATTTACTTATTTGTTTTTTATATTTGTTTTTCATTAATTTCCTTTCGTTACATTGTAAATAAACAATTTGGGTATATCTGTCAAATAGTATTTGACATGAATAACCAATTTGATACTAGTTAATAAACAATGAGAGGTATATGGTTATTGATTTAATAAATAATAATAGTATCTCATCTATTAAAAACATAGATGAGGATTTAGCATTAAGTTATTATAAAAAACTTAATTTAGATCACAGTTCACCATCACAAGAAACATTATCAGATTCCGATTGGCTAATAAAATATTGCCTATTCACACAAGAGGATCGTAGATTAATGAATATTAATCATCGTATAACTGCTGGTTTATCCATTGGTAGAGCTTCGCAACGATATGTTTCTAAATATATATATGATGCTGAGAAAAAAATATTAAATGAAAAACAAGATTTAGATAAAATTATACAAGAAGAAATAAAAGAATATAATAAATACCAAGCACATAACGAAGCTGATAAAGAAATGCACGAGGATACTAAAAATTATTTAGTAGATATGATTAAACTTTCAGTGAAAGCCATAAAAGATATTGGTTTAGCAGAAGAGTCAGCCAGCGAAAGATATTGCTCATATAAATTTAAAGATATTATTTTACCAAAACTAGGTAGAATAGATTACGAAGATAATAAAAACAAATTCATAGAATTAAAAACTAAACATAGATCAAAAAGAAAATCAGATACAAAAGCTGGTTTTAGTTGGATTAAAGGTTATCTTCCTAAACAACCTGATATTAATCATGTTAAACAATGTGCATTCTATTGGTATGCTACAAAAAAAATTCCTCACTTACTTTATGTCAATCAAGACAGTTATAATATTTTTACACCTGATACTTGCGAATTGCTTACGCCTGAGTACATGGAATTTTTAGTGCAGCAAGATTTAATTAAATCTAAGATAAGACAAAATTTAGTTTATCTTTGTAAAGGCAATCCTTATGAAATGGCAAAGATTATACCACCACCAGATTTCTCTAGTTTTATATGGAAAGATATCCAAGAAGAATACATACGTAGAGCCGCATCATTATGGGATAATATATAATGAATATAAATTATTATTATAAACAACAAGAAAAAATTAAAAAACAATTTATAAATGATGCTTTAATGTTACAAATAAAAAAACGAGAGGATAAATTATTTAAAGATATGTTTATAAAAATATTTTTAGTTATAATTATATTTTTATTGCTGGTTTATTTAATTGCTAAATGAAAATAATTCTTACAATTATTCTTATAAATGGCACAACACATTCATTTGAATCTAAAGTTAATGAAATTAATCCTTATTTGTGTGATTCTTTATTTAATAAGTATACATACGTACACACAAATGGGTTTAGTGAAGCAAGAAACAAGACTGGCATATATTATAAATCAAAAGAAGTATTTGCCTACACTTGTAAATATAAAACAATATAGAGGAAACGATGAAAGAAAAAATAAAACAAGTTAATGATTTATGTGAAACACATGGTACATACATTAATCAACATGGTAAAAAGACAGTGTCAGCTTGGTCAAAGATAAAATATTTTAGAGAAGTTTTTGGCACTGAATTTGGTATTAATTGTAGGATTATTGAGCATTCAGATAGATATGTAATTATGAAATGTGAGATCCTTGGTTATGATCCTGAAAGAATTGTTGCAAGTGGATATTCTAAACAATACCGAGATAAGCCAGGGTATTTAGAAATAGCAGAAACGTTTGCAATCACACGAGCTTTATCAATCATGGGTATTCTTCTTGAAGATATGACATCTAAAGAAGAGTATGAGGAGTTAAATATCCCAGTACAACTTATGAATGGCAAAGATACTGCATTAATAAATGATGATAGTATAATTAATGAACTGATGAAGAAGGTGCATTATGCACCGCATACAGCTAAACTAGATTTTCTGTGGCGTGCCAATAAAGATCTTCTAAATCAAATAAAAATAAAAGATCTCAATACTTACAATTCAATCTTAAATAAGTTTGAAAGTAAACGTAATGAGATCATAACTCAAAATGAGGTATAGATGAACGACCAACCAAAGAACAAGATATATTTAAATCTTGTTCCTAACTTAAATAAAAAACAAGGCGACAATCAACCAGTATTTGTTGCACCTAATTCTCCAAAAGCACCAGAGGGTAAAAATTGGAAAATGAATGTGAACATTTGTGGAGATTGGTATGATTATGCTGCTTTTGATGGAGTTGATATAGATGGTAATTCAACAGGTGGATACACTGTCATTTTAACTAAAAAAGAAAGTCAACCAACACAAAACAAAGCACAAGGTTCTTTTAAAACTGCAGGATTTCAAAAAAAATCCTTTGCAAATAACAAGAGCTTTGGTAATCGTAACTACTAATAGTATATAAAAATACTATTCATTCTACCCTTGGGTTTTTACCCAGGATCGCATAGATCCAACCTTTCGTTGTCCCAAGGGTAGAGTAAACAACAAAGAATATACATGATAAGTAAAGAAGACTTTATTTCCATTGAAGAAAAGATTCATAAAAAGATTATGCAAGAACGCCACGAACAGTATGGTGATTATGAGGAAAACTTTGCTTTACTTGCCGAGCTTTTCTCTATTGTATTGTTTGATAAAGTTAAGGTAGCATTAACCCCTGAGGATGTGGGACACCTAATGATGGCACTAAAACTATATCGTTGCACTAAAAAATTTAAAGCTGATAATTATAATGATCTTGCAATCTATTGCAAGATGACAAAGAATTTAAGACATAAGAGTATTGCCAAAAAGGGTAAATAATGGTAAAGTTTATTCGTAATAAAAACTGTGAGTGTTCTTTTGTTTATACAGAAGAATTTGATAGTGCTGAAATTGCATCAAATCCAGCTGCCAAAGGTGTAGTGATTGATGTTAAAATTAAAAATATCAAAACAGTTTTTACAACAATAAAACAGAAAGATGATTTAGTTGGAGAAACTAAAAATTCGTCTGCAAAAAATGAGAGATTTACAAGAAATGAAACACAGAAAAGCTCTTGAATTCTTTCATAAATATCAAAAGAATCTAAACGATTCTAAAAAATTGATATTTAAAATTGAGCAGACAAAAGAAAAGATAATGGCGTAATCATTATCTTAAATTATAAAACAACAAATAGTTGCATACGCAACTAAGGGGAAGCCATGACGCCAAAAGAAATGTATAAGCAAATTAAATTGCGATATTCTTTTAGTATTTTTTCAAATTTATCAGATGCAGAAAGAAAAATTTATCGTACAGGATTTAGAACTGGATATAGATTAGCAAGACAATTTTTTAAATCAAATAAAAGATCTAAGAAAGTTGTT